CACAGCTAGACCCGCGAGGTAAGAGAGAACTATTAGCTGGCTTCACGGAAGAAGAACGGGCATCACGCGATCGAGGCGAGTACTCCCTGGATCAACTCAAGATGTATCCTCTATTCGATCGAGGCTTCCACTGCGCGTGCCTAGACGAAACTCTTAATGATCCTATCTCGGATACTCTACGGCGCAACAACTGGATTCCTCCAATGGACTGGACTAGGGAGTTAATCCTAGACCCAGGCACGAGAAAGCCAGCCGTACTCTTTTGTGCCATACCTCCACCGACACTCGGTGAGTTCTATGTTGTGTTCGACGAGCTCTATCCAGGTCGAGCCGATGCGGACCAACTGGCTCCTATGATCAAGACGAAGATGCAGGGCTATCCCTTCTATCGCTTCATTATCGACCAACGTGCAGGTAAGCAAACAACGATGGGTTTCGGGATGTCAGTCGCAGACAACTACTCCCGAACCTTCAAGGATAACAATATCAAGTCTGTTACGACGGGGCATCACTTTATTTGGGGTTCACCGAATGTTGAGTCTCGCATCATGCGGCTGCAATCGTGGATGCACCCCAACACAAAGAACGGGCCTTATCCGTATCTGCGAGTTATCACACACAAATGTCCTGTCCTTTGTAAGCAACTCGAAGACTACATCAAAGAAGAACGTATGGACAATGAGGTAGGTGATCGACCTGCCAAGTACCAGAATGTTGATACTTGCGTTTGTCTTGAGTACTGGTGTGCCAGTTTTCCAAAGTGGTTTCCAGTTGGAGGGAAGAATATAGGGGGAGGCTCCCCCGCATATCAATTGTTTCAGCGATTACAGGCAACGATGTCTGCACGTAAGAAGCCAGAGGATAAGTCCGTGACCCTCGGTAATACCCTAACCCCCTACAAGGTGTCGTAATGAGTTTGAACGATCGTTTCGATGGAACTGCTCCCGTTGGTCTGCCTATTTTGTGGTGCCCTCCTCACGCGCCTGATGATGTGGTTCCTGCATTAGTTGCGGATTCGCTTCACAATGGCTTGGTGAATCTCAATACGTTCCCAACTGCAAAGCGGAACAAGACTGGCATCTGCATGGGTGTGCCGCATGTGAGTGATCCTGGTTTGTTTGATGACCAGGGTAAGCCCACTGAGAAGGCAAAGCGAACTGGTTGGTGGATGTTCCCTAAGTGGTACGAGGATCTCACTGAGGCTCGTGCCGTTCCTGAGCAGCGCAAGAACAAGTCCAAGGACAATAGCTAATGCTTGAGATTCGAGGCAGGTTAGAGAGACTTGTTGGTGTCTGGTTGAATCGGATTGAGCAAGCTCGTAAAGCGAGGGAGCCGTTCCGGTCTACTGCCGACATCTGCCGCAACTTCTATCAGGGGACTTGCGGTTTCATGTGGGACGACACGTTCCGCAATAAGTTCTTTTCTAATCTGCCTGCGCCTCAATTCAAAATGACCATTGCGAAGGCTTACGAATATGTAGCCATCTATGGTCCTTCACTTTTCTGGGATTGTCCAGGCATTACCGCTAGACCGTATGCACGCCTTGAGATTATGCCGGAAGCCTTAGGTGATCCGGCTGATCCTATGACAGCCCAGCGGTACCAGCAATTCATGGCGAGTTATGAGCAGAATCGTAACCGCAATAAGACACGATGCTCTTTGATGGAGCAGTATCTGTCTTATGCTCAACGTGAACAGCCTAATGGTGGGCTGGCAGCGGAAAGCCAGCTTGCTATTGTCGAGGCTCTCATTACGGGTCGAGGCTGTCTCTGGACGGAGAACTATCAATTCCCTGGTAGTGATCGTGTCTTGACTCGGTCGGTGTTTGACTCATGCTTGCGGTTGTTTATTGACGCGCAGTGTACCAAGCCGAACCTAAGTGACTGCGGCTGGATCGCACGACAACACGTTGAGAACTACTGGGACGTCGAGAGGCGATTCAATCTACCAACTGGCTCCCTTGCTCGTTATTCGCGTAATGTGGGGATCTCAGGGGCAGAAGTGAATGAGGTATCGCAGAGTGGTAAAGATGAATACCACCCGATGAAGCTCAATGGTAACTCTACATCGAACAAGATTATTTGGTACGAGATATTCTCTAAGGTTGGAGTAGGTACTCGCCTAGAGGATTTTGACTCTTCTATCCATGAGGCATTTGAATCCACTGTTGGTGACTTTGCTTATCTGGCTGTTGCTAAGGGTATTCCGTTCCCGCTGAACTTCCCACCTAGCACTGCGGAGCAAAGTGACGATGAGATTCGTCGAGCTTTGGATTGGCCGGTGCCAGTGTATCGAGATGGTCGGTGGCCTGTGTCTCTGCTTGACTTCTATGAAGCAGCTAGTGGGCCTTGGCCTTTGGCTCCGATTGGCATGGGGCTGGGTGAACTGATCTTCTTGAATGTGATCATGTCGTGCTTGGCTGACCGAGTCTATATGAACTCCCGAAATATTTGGGCGGTTCTGAAAGAGGCTGGCGACGACATTATTAGTAAGATCAAGTCGAATGAATTTAATATCGTTCTTGAGTTGAACGGTATGGTTCACAACAACATCCAAGAGTTGGTGTCGATGATTCAGACTCCGGCTCTTAACTCGGACGTGATCAAGATCATTGAGTTTATCTCAGACTCGTTTGATAAGCGAACGGGCTTAGTGGACATCATGTACGGTATGAGCAGCAAGGTGGCTCGTACTGCGGCTGACGTGAACTTTAAGGAGTCTACCACTTCGCTCCGTCCAGACTGGATGAGTCGTAAGGTTGAGGCATGGCAAACTCACCGAGCGAATGTCGAAAGGATCTATGCGGGCTGGAATGTAAGAGGCCAGGATTTGGTTCCGCTGTTTGGCCCTGAAGGTGCCCAGCTATGGGACGAGCTTATCGCGATGGAAGACCCAGAGGTTTATGTTCGCGAGATGTCCATGACGGTCGAGGCTAACTCGATCAAGAAGCCTAACAAGTTCAGGGACAACGAAAACCTCACACGTATCGCGCAGTACTTACTGCCATCTCTCAATGAGGTCGCAGCGTTGGGTAATCCAGCGCCACTCAATGCGTTCATTAAGTCTCTAGGTGATGCGATGGAGCAGGATGTTACGGATTGGTTGATTCCTCCAATGGCTCCTCCACCTCCACCTGAGGCGCCTGTAGATCCTGCACAGCAACAGCCTGAGCAAGAACCTGAACAACAACCCCCGATGGAACAAGGTGGTGACATACCTCCCGATGTTATGGCACTACTAAGTGGCGCACCCCCAGAAGCGATGATGGAGACCTCAAGTGGCATCCCAATGTAGCCTACGTATCAATGGCGTAACGCACCGAATGATTCAACAGAAGGATGGTTCGGTTATCTATGATCCCCCTCTGCCTAAAAGTGAAATTGCACGAGGACGGAACAATATAGGGGAGATGATTCGAGCGAAGAGTTTTCCTGGTTTGAAGACTGAAAGCAACTTCTTCTCGAACCGTGGAACCCTCGAACAGCAATTCAAAGATGACCCTGAGTTCTTGCAAGAGATCATCGCAGGAGCCCAGGCCGATGGATACAACCCCAACCCCAATGATGTTTATGTCAGCCAGATAGCTCGCAAGACTGGAGACCGTAAGGCCTTTGTTAGTCAGGCAGACGGTGTCTCCAAGATCCGCAAGGTTTGTGAAGAACAAAAGTTGCATTGCGAAGAGTTGGGTACTGAGCGTTACGAAGTGGCGCCAAAGGCTCCAGTGAAATTGGCTGATGACTTAGTTCAGCAAAAGGTCGCTGAGTACAAGTCGCATCCTGAGTTCTCACGGATGAAGGACCAGGAGTTAAGGGAATTTGTTGTGGAACAACATGGAGCAAGGAGTTAAGGAATGTCTATTACTGGAACAGAGCGAAGCACGATTGTTGCCGCTGTTGCCTCGCCTTCGCCAGGGCGTAAGCTGGCTGACTCTGTCAATCTTTTGAGCAATGGTGCCTACACCGTTTCGTATTCGATCGGTACCGAAACTGCCAATGCGATTGCAGTCACGATCACTGTGACGTCGCTAGATGGTAAGGCGATTGCGAACCGAGTGGCGCTGGATCTTATGGTGATCAGTAGCACCTCAACCTACGCACTCAACACTACCGACTACACCATTGCTGCTTCGACAGGTGTTGTGGCTCAGTTGATTGCCGACCAAGTGTTACGAGTTATCACGAACGCTTCTGGTGTTGCTGTGGTCTCTTTCACGCTGGCATCTGGCGCAGCTACGAGCTATTTGGCTGCGATCCTTCCTGGTGGTTCGATGTCTGTGTCTGGCGCAATCACTCACGCTGCCTAATTAGAGAGCTAGCCCGTGGATTATTTAGCAAGCTGGAATAATGTATTCACCTTCTGGGACATGACCCAGAGGCTGCTACTTAGAAACGGGCTAGGTTCCTCTGAGTCAGATATTGCGCGATTAAAGATTGCGATTGATAAGGCTTATCGAGTTTTGCCAACGGTTCACGATTGGAGATTCTATAAGCGACGATTGACGTTGACGGTGGATGCATCGGTTACGATTGATGCTGTGACTTACGATCACACTGGTGGATCGTATGAGAGGCAATTAACCATCACTGGCTCCTCGACTTGGCCTACATCGGCGCAGTTTGGCGAGATCATACTTGGTGACATTGTCTATCAAATTGAGCGACGAATCAGTGATACGGTGGTGACGCTCACGGATGAAACGAATCCAGGCAGTGACACAACGTCTACGAGTGTAGTGTGGTTCCGAAGTACCTATCCGTTTCCGGTACCGACGAAGCAGATATCTGAGGTGTGGCGAGGAAGCCAGATATTGAGATTGCGTGCCTGTCCTCCATTGGACTATCCGCGCATTCGCAAGATGTTTCGGCAACCTGGAACGCCGATGCAGTATGCGGTTCTTCCGAGTCGTGACCGTGTAGGGCAGATGGAATTCTCAATGGTTCCACCTCCATCGGTTCAGGAAGTGTATGAGGTTCATGTGGATGTCTCACCGACTCCGCTAAGGACGTATGAGGTGTCAGGCTCCGATGCTGTCACGACTGCTGGTAGCAATACCGTCACGAGTGCGAGTGCGTCGTTTAGTCAAAATCTGGTGGGCACTGTCTTCCGCCTGTCGCCTAACTCATCGCTTCCATGTGGTATGCACTACGACACTGCGGGCCGGTCGGAATTTACTTTCCAGGCTGTGGTTCGCAAGGTCACGAATGCAACCACGCTTGAGTTGTCTGAGGCTGCACCGGACACGACATCGGGTCGAGGTTACTCGCTATCGGATTACCTGGATATCAATCCAATGACGATGCTGGATTACTTTGAGAATCTAGCATTTGAATACTTCACTACCAACGTCGACCATACGAAGTTGGCTGAAGCCAAAGAGCTTACTCGTCAGGCTTTCCGAATGGCAATGCAAGCGGAGAGCACGACGAACTTTGATCATGAGCCTGCAATGTTTGGTACCTACACCCTTGGCGACAAGTGGTGGAGATACACGACTGTGTTACCCCCTGTGTTTTAGTGTCACCCCTGGAGAATTGTGATGAATGCTGACGTGAAGGTGGAATTGGAAAACAGTGTTGCTTTGTTTGCTGCGAGCGCTGGCTCGACCAAAGGGACGGTTATTGGTGATCTTGCCAAGCTGATCCTTGAGATTGTTGAGAAGCATGTCGGTATTGATGTTGACGAGATGGCTGCGTTTGTCGGTGAGCTTTACGACAAGTATGTTGCACCTCTTGATCTTCCCGGCGTACCGGAAGCGATGGAGGGTATGGTTGACAAGATCCTCAAGGCCACCCTTGAGTCGATCATCAAAAAAGCCCTGAATAATTTGAAGGTGCAATAATGGGACCGAATCGCTTTAACGGTGCTTTCTATGCTGGGATGGTTGGTTTACTTGGTGGCATCTTGGGGTCTTGTATTCCCGATAAGCTGCCTGTCAAGGAGCCGGTGATTGATAAGGTTGTGGTTGAACCAACAATCGAGCCTAAGGTTGAGCCTGAGATTAAGGTTGACCCAAAGCCTGAACCAAAAAAGGAAGATCCCAAGCCAGAGAGTATGGATGGGACCATCGTGATGTACACCAGCGACTCTTGCATTTATTGCGTTCAGTGGAAATCGAATGAGCTTCAGAAGGTCAAGGATGCGACCTGGAAGTTCAAAGAGATTTATGTAACGGATGGGCCAGTGCCACGATTTGACATTCATATTCGCGGACGGGTCTATAAGCATACTGGCTACATGAGAATGTCTGACTTGCGACAGATTGTGAACAGCAAGTAGATCGGATGGAAACGAATGCCTTTCTCAGATCCAGACTTGGGGCCAATCCACATCACGCAGGATGGTGCTGTGCGATTGTGCTCCGACATGCCAATCGGAATGGCAGCATTGACCACGGAAGGTAGAGTGAGATGGGTCAACACCTCAATGTGTCGGTTTCTGGAGTACACGGAGGGGCAGTTGCTGTCCACCAATCTAGCCGACATCACGCACGAAAAGTACTTGAATGTAGACAAGGATCTCCTGGCCAAGCTGAAGACGGGAGAGTTAACGAGCTACACGGTAGTCAAAGCATTTCACAAGAGCGGATCGCGAGTGGAGCGACCGAGGTATGCGTGGGGGAGTCTCACGGTGTTTCGGGAACCTGTGGTCGGGGAGGTTCAGTTCTTTTGGATCTTCTTTGTGCCACACAACGACATGAAGGAAGAAGGGACTACGTCATGGAAGGACATTCTGATATTTCTTCGGGACAATTACAAATGGCTTGCGACAGTCATCGCCATTGCAATCGCGCTAGCTTCAGGGAACTTTACGGCAATATCCGCACTCCTGAACAAGCAAAGCGTGATCGAGAAAGAATTGCAAGATGGTCCGCGATCATCATCGTCGGGCTCGGATTCGTTGCCACAACCGTCACCATGATCATCACGCACCAACTATGGATGCGGCTTGAGGAAATAGCGAGACGTTAATGGCTCAATTAGATCGTCATGAAGAGATTAAGAATCGAATCATCGCTCTACTCAAGGCCGAGAACTTTCCGCCCATGAGAGCCAGTGATGTTCGCTTTGAGGATCCGCTCTCCAGGGTACCGTCTACTGGCATTGTTGTGTCGCCAATGGAAGAGAGTGAGGGGGTGGGCACGAATCTTCAGGACGACATCCGGTACACGTTTCGAGTAACTCGGTGTATTGGTCGTATGCAGTCTAACGAAGGCTTGGTTAATAAATCCTACTTCAGAAATAGGATTCGGCAAATCTTCCACCGTAAACGTATAGGCGGGATTGAGTGTGAGCTAGTGACGATTGTTCGCTATGCAGACTTCACCTCGATACCGAAATGGCGAGACAAGAACTTAGATGTGACATCTATGCTGATTACTGTGACTGTTCGCGAGACGCGAGTTTCGGAATAGTCCAATTGGCTTCACTTCCCCCAGAGGATAAAGCATGGCTCGCCGTGACCAGATCATTGACGAAACAATCGATCGGTTTCCCAATGTGGGGAATAGGACGCTAGCAAGATTGCTGGTTGAGCAATACCCAGACCTATACACGATCGAGTCTGCTAGGACTGCAATCCGTTATCGATTCGGTGCGAACGGCAAGAAGAGTCAAAGGTCTACTGGCAAGAAAGAGCATAAAGAGCATTGCACACTAGACCTACCTCCTGGTATTAGCGACGTCAAGAAGCCAGTTAGGTTTATGAGTGATGCGAAGTGGGGTATCCTCTCCGACATTCATATTCCCTACCACAATGAGATTGCAGTTGATGCTGCGATAAAGAAACTGGTTGATAGCAAGGTTCCTAATCTTTACTTGAATGGGGACTGTGTTGACTTCCATAAGATATCTGACTTCGTGTCGGATCCGCGATCAACATCACCCAATGATGAACTCAAGATTCTCAAGAGATTCCTCAAGAGCATCAAAAAGTATTTCAAGGGGCATTTGATTTACAAGATTGGCAACCACGAGGTGCGATACGAGCGGTACCTGTATGGTCGCGCTAGTGCTGTGGTTGGGATTGAGGAGTTTGAGCTTGAAAGAGTTCTTGGCCTCAAAGAGATAGGGTTTAGGTGTGTTTACTCGAAGCAGCATTCGGTCTTGGGTGACTTGAATGTGTTTCATGGGCATGAACTACCCAAGGGAATGGGTTCGCCTGTAAACCCTGCCAAGTCTCTGTACGTGCGAATCAATGACAATGGTGTTGTGGGTCATCACCACTATATGTCGTCTCATGTGGCGACCAACGCAATGACAAAGCGTTCTCACCAGACGTTTAGCACTGGCTGCTTGTGCCAACTTGTCAAGGATTACTCGTCTGTCAATAACTGGAATCATGGCTTTGGGATTGCAGTCGTGCAGGAACGCAAGACTCAATTCCGTAACTTGCTCATTGATAGAGGCAAGGTCTGCGAAACATAAAATCGAAGTAGACGGAAGAATATAGGGGGAGACACGGATGGATACTTTAACTCTCGTTGTGGCTGCTGGTGGTGCTTTGCTGATCTTGTCGTCGCTTGATTACAGCAAACTCAAGGACTGGCTTCCTAAGAAGACTATTGTGCCAGATGGAATTAAGGTGGTGGATCAAGATGGATTGCTTGATTGCTACACCAGTGTTCGGGCTGTGCTAGTCAAGCGAAAGCTAGACCCAGCCAAGATTGCAGACTTCGACCGAGTGATTCTGGATGAAGTAACTGGGGGCGCTAATGATCAATAAGTCGCGAGCCTTCTGGGGCGGTGTGTTGCTACTGGTTGCTGCATTCTTGATGCATAATCGTGGTGGCGGAATTGATATCCTGCCAAGCCCTACCTATGACAAGGTTCAGTTCGTGCTCATGGATGAATCGTCTGAGCCTACTGTCGATCTTGCAGTACTGGTAAATAGCGAGCAGTGGCAGTCTCTTGAGAGTCGCGGTGTCACTACGAAGCGATATGATGTGACGAAGGATTCGAGGAAGCCAGAGCTAGAGAAATTGCTCAAGGACATGGGCGACGTCAAGCCTCCTGCGATCCTGGTCTACGCTGAAGATAAGTTC